CTAATTTACAAAAGTTTGGGGAGAAAGTCAAGTACTTTTTATAACAATTTTTGGAACTCTTCAAATGGCATATAGTCCACTTCAGGCTCCTCACTCGGTAACTCTGTCATATTGACATCTACTTCTGCTGGTACATCATTTAAGGCTAACTGAATAGGTGACTTCCTATGTCTATACCACCCTCTATTGGTCTTACTTAATACATACATACAATTAAAACACAAGGCTCGTAAATTATCTATCTTGGTGTTCTGTGTATTCTTATCTAAGAAGTCCAACATTAAAGGCGGTATCTTATTATCTATACTGAAATCCGTACCACAATTACCACATTCACATTTCATCAAGCCTTCTCTTATAGCTTTCTTTAATAAAGTATCTTCCCTATAAGGATTAGGGTTCTCTCCGTTAAGTATTTTATTTATATCATACTGTATCGTACCAGTACTACTTCTCCTAATACCCTTAGAGGATTTCTTGGGATCCCACAAATCAAATTGTATTGCATACTTTTTAAAGGTAGGAAATGAAGTATTTAAATAATCTGCTGCCTGTTTCATACTTTGTGTGGATTTAATTGCCCATCTAATCCGTTGAGGTGTGAAATTAAGACCAGGTCTACCAGTTCGTGCCATATAAACTCCTATATTGTGACATAATGACATATTTTAAGTGATAGGTGTAAAAAAAAGTGCTATAAAAAAAAGTATGACACAAAGACATACACACTTATATTATTCAATTTGTATCCTGAATTAAATATACACTTATCTATATAAATAAGTAGTGGTTTATCCTAAAAAGGGGTAACGGTGGGGAATGGTGGTATAAGAATTTCGGTAAATCAATCCAATACAGAACTCTTTATGTAATAGCCACACCTTTAGGTGTATAGTATTTCAGCCTCCATATAGGGTTGATTATGCCTGAAATAGGGGTATTATAGAGATGCTTTTACAAAGTTTAAAGATTTTTTTAACAGATTCAATTGGGGATATAGGGGAATTAGGGAAGTTGAGAGTATTGGGTAATAGGGGTATTGGGGAATTATAGCACTTTATTATATTGCATTATGAGATTTCATCATTTGGGTTATTGGGTATAGGGTGAATGGTAATCAAGCATTACCTATACACATTGCTCACCATTTTACCTTTTAACCTATACTATGAATTAACACTATAAGATATTTATCCGCAGGGATTGTATCTTGGTGTGTTTATCCATAACTTGATGCATTTTCTCAATTAACCTAACCGAAAGCTGAACATTATCTAAGATTGATTATCATTGATTATTTGATTACCGTGATGATGGCGTCAAGATATACCGAGAAAGGCTCAAGTTGGGTAATCTCGGAGAGATTATCCTTTGAACTTATCGGCGTAACTTTGTTGATTATGTTCCGTTTTAGTGGCGTTTTACTTTATAAATTATCGGGAACTTTGACTGGCGTTTACTTTGTTTTAATCTTGTGAAATCATCAAGTATACCATAACCACAAGAAGTACTATTATAAAAAAACCTAAAAGTTTTACTAACCCCATTTTTTAAGCCATTCAATTTCTTTATTTCCATCTAAGATAGACCTTTCTATCTCATCTTTCAAATGGTATAGTTCACATTTTGCACCATCTATATTAGACCGAGATTCTGAATTACCGTTCCAATCTGGTAGTGTATTGGTGGCATTATCTAACTCATTTTCAATGTCTATTAGTTTATCTAATATGTTCTTTAATGTCATTTTATTTTCCTTTTCTATTTTATCTTTACTGACAAATTTTCTCCATTTACCATCAGTACATTCATCTAATAACTTTTGTGATTTTAAATCAATCATTATCTAATTCTCCCCACATCAATAGGGAACTTACTAAAATCTCATCTCTTTCTGTAAACATTCTATTCTCTGGTAAATCATTATATTCTCTGATTACTTTACCATCTATACTGAAACCATATACTTCAATTTCATCTCCAACATAATTCCATTCCACTTCAATAGTTTTAATCAAATCTATTTCTTCTTTGGTGTAATCTTTTAAGTAACCACATTCATTAATCAATGCCAATAATGTGATGTTTCTCAAAGGAGTAGAACCATCTTCCACTCCTATTAAGTAACTTGTTAAAAATACCTTTTCGTACATTAACCGACTCCAATAGGTTGTATTTCTTGTAAATCTGATTGAGCCTCTTTAATACCTTGATATTCTATATTGAATCTTAACTCATTGACCAATTCTTCAAGTGTATCTGATGAACATCTATTTTCAGAATCTCCAATAGAATCTGACCTATGTTGAATATCAGTAATCTCACCTTGTATAGTTTCCAAGTATTCTAATATTTCTCTTTTAGTAATTTTTTCCATGATTATATCCCCAAAGATAGTTCAACTTTAGACTCTAACCAATCCACTTCTTCATCAGAGATAGTATCATTATAACCATAAGTATTTGGATTAGGACCTGGTAGTTCAGATTCATCAGGATCAATAGTGTCTATTGAATGGTCATAAGGTTCATCATTTATATTCTCAATGGTTTCCAACACAAGTCTTTCTTCAGGTTTCCATTTACCTAAATTTTCCCACCAGTATACATCAAATTCATCAGTAACCACATTCATTCCATCTTCAAAATCAAAAGTGTCATCAGCCATCATAGGAAATGTATCACCAGTTTTGGTATTCAATACACAACCAACACTAAATAATATAGTGAGGTCATTTTTGTTAAAGTTGTTTGTTTCTAAATAAGTTTCTAAGTTCATTGTTTTTTCCTTTTTTATCATACTATAATATACAAATAATAATCGCCAAAGTCAAGTGTTATTTTGATCTTTTTGCAAATAATTTGACATCATTTTTAAACTCTTTCTCACTCTTAATTCTGATGTCCATAGTATGACCACCTAAATCAACTCTATTATATTGTACACCATTTTTAGTGATGACAACTGGTTTCTTTTTGTTTACAAATTTAATTACTTTTCTCATTTCAAATCCTTTATTTATTAGTTAATTTCTATACCTTAATATACACATAATAATCGCCAAAGTCAAGTATTATTTTGATCTTTTTTCAACTTTATGATTTAAAAAGTCCTTTTGTTTTTTGAAGGCCTTTTCCACCTCACTTGGTGATTCATCTAATTTATTATTACAATGTAAATCTACAACACAAGATAAACAAAGTTCAGGGAAGAAAATCATCTTCCCATTTAACTCTGAATTACATTTTGTACACTTATCCATTATAGGTAGTTGGGTCCTGTCCAAGTAAACCAATCGGTATTCTTTAGGAATATACTTCCTCTAGCCCATTTAGCTGGAGCACTCCAACCAGCGGCCTTAAATACATCACCTTTTTTATGAGGTATTCCTTTATGAGTTCCATCGGCATTTGCAATAAATCCCCAAACTCTATTCTTCTCAATAACTTTGGTGAATTTTCTACCAATCTTATATCTTAAACCATCTCTAAAATTTTGGGTTCTTTCATCATCTTGGTTATTAGTCCAAGTTGCATAATCATTACCAATGTTATCAAGTAAATTATCAATTTGATTCCAGAAATCTACTGGTGTTTTGTTTGTTTTCATTATATTTCCTTGTTTATTCATACCTTAATATACAAAGAATAAATGAGAAAGTCAAGCCTTATTTTGATCTTTTTGGAATTATTTTATACATATCATTACACCATTCCATTTGTTTTTTGGATATAAAACCTCTTGATTTGACTTGTTCCATTATACTATATATCATTCTTAACTTATAGTTCTTATCTTGCTTAACATAATGTACTTCACAATTGGCTGCCAACTTCATAACTTTCTTTAATAACTTTTCCCTTTTCCACACTTCATTCTCATCATAGAATGATTTCCATTTGTCAATACCGTTTATAATCTTCTGATGCATATTGGATGTTATTCTACCATTAGATACAAGTTTCATATGCATATCAGATAAGAAAGTATGGTAATCTCCTAACCCACTACAATAATCTTCATCATTGAGTAGTTTACGAATATCTCTTATTTCATCTTTATATTTTGTGTAATTACTATGTTTCATTATTTCCACCAGTGAAGTTTGCCGTTCTTATCTTGGAATGTACCCCAACCACATTTAGTCCAGATACATTCCCATTCCTCTTGGTATTGATTTTCTTTGTATTTCATATTCCAACCACAATTACATTTTGGATTATGTCTATACCATAAATTAATCAACCACCTAATCATTAGAAATTGCCAGGGGCAGGTTGTAATACTACCAATCCCAAATCTCTCCACATATCAACAACCTTTTGCCTATCATCTACTACAAATAAGACATCATCAATATCAACAAAAGTATCTAACATTTTCTTTTTGAGAATTTCATCTGGCATATATCTCATATCAGATGTGGCAGGATTACCATCGGCGACTGGAAAAGATTTACTCTTAAATTTATCTGGTCTCATCACCAATAGGTCAAATGGTATTTCATATCGCTTTAACCATAACTTAGTTTCATTCCAAGACCTATCATTTCTACCAGAAAATATAACAATCTTATATGCTTTATCCTCATAGGTTTGTATTAGATTTACTATGGCAGGTATTGGTTTATCATATTGAATATTATCAGGATGAAAGAATACATCCCAATCCATTTTACCATTAGGTTTGATTGATTTTTTTCTACGGATTTCGATGTCAGCGAGTGTTCCATCTAAATCAAATATAACTGTGTTTTTGTTCATTTTTTCCTCTTAATTCATATTAGAATATACAAAGGATTTTTATTAAAGTCAAGTCTTTTCTAGAACATTTCCCAAATATTTTTTAACCATGCTCCAAGTACCAAAATACCTACTCCATATCTCCACTTCTTGGCATCTTCTCTATATTGGGTGTTTTGTTTTGTTTCTGTCCATAATCCTTCATGTGGATTAAATAGATTTTCTTTTAAGAACCTTAGAGACTCATCAGTTTTACCATGAGCCATAGTCATTTCTTGTTTTAAATCATCAATAGATTTGGTAATATTATCTATCTTGTTGTGTATTAAATCAAATTCTTTTCTGTCCGCAGCATTCACGAAATCTCTCCAAAGTTATTTGATAATAAATAGTGTATATATAAAATTATTTATCAATATCCAAGTAACTTTCATCATCTTTCCACCATTCATATTTTCTTTTACCCATTTGTCTATCATACAGATTGTTTTTAAAATGTAAGTCATATTGTTCTTCTGTCATTACTTTCCATAAATTATCAAAAGACTTTTCATCAATTTGTTTTGTTCCAATAAAATAAGTTCTTGCTCCACTTATTCCTATATCATCTCCCAAATCTACTTTGGTTACTATTTCATCATATTTATCTACTAACAAATATTTCAATTTATCTCTCCTATTCAATTATGATTTCTGCACTATACTCCATGTAATTTTCATTTAAATCCCAAAAATAAGTCCAAACTGTAATGGTATCTCCAATCATTGATTGTACTGGTCCGAACATTTGATTTACTTCATACTCATAGTCATTAGTTTTTAGTGGATAACTCTGAAAGTTAATTGTTGGTACTTGGTGTCCATCAAATCCAACTATAAAAGTAGTATCATAATTAACATATTCTAAGTCATCTGTTAATCCTCTTTTTACTACATATCCTAATGTATCATTTAAGTACCAAGAATGTGATGATTCCCAATAAACCATAGTCATTTCAACTAAATCTCTTTGGTAATCTTCCCTTGTATCTGAATGGTTAGATGTTAATTTACCAGTTAATCTTTGAGTAGTTTGCCAATTATCTCCCAATGTCATACGGTAGTAACCATTTACATCTTGTTCTAATGCCAAAACATATTCAAAATCTATGTCATGATATTCTTGAACATCTTCACATCCAATTAATAATAAACTAAGTCCGCTTAGTATTACTCCAAGAGTTCTTTTTGTCTCTTTTATGAGATTTCTTTTCACTAAGTTCATGATAACTTTTCCTTTTCTTTTTTCTTTTAGTTTTTTCTTTGATTTGAGTTTCTACGAGTTCATCCTCGTACTCTTCCCAATTCGCGATTTTCGTCATTTTATCTATCCTTTAATTTACAACTAAAATATCAATTAGTCAAGAACTATTTTTAACTTTTTTATCTTATCCAAAAACTCTGTAATAGAATAAGATTTACCTTGTTCATCTATTATCTTAATCTTCTCAAGTAACTCTGGTTCATTATTGATTATGTTATTAAGTGCAACAAAACCATTTCCTGTATAAAACTTACCAAATGATTCATCACCTAACATATTGTCATCCCACAAATCACCAGGTTTCTCATTGTTGAAAAACACATAGTACATCATATTAATAAGTATTATCTCGCTTGGTCAAAATCAATTCTTTTTCATAAGTTTTTAAATTTCTGATTTCAAACTCAAAAATATCCAAACTCATAACACCAATTTCGCCAGAGTCCGCCACTATCACGGCGATATTTTGGAGTATATTCCAACTATCTTGTGTTGCCTTTTCACAATCAAATCTAATAATGATGTCATTGGTCGGGTTGGTGTGTTGTGTGTGTATCTTCTTACTTAACTTATAGTCTGTATTAGGTTGTTCCTCTTCTATGTATTTGTTTACATGATAACCCTTATGTCCTACCCAATCACCATAGATGTCATTACACCACGGTTCTAATGCCTTAATCATTTCATAACCACAATTCTCCACTACAAAACCCACATTATACTTTGGTCTGACTATTGGTTTCATTTTTTCATCATGTAATACAGGTGTTCCCCATTTTCTGATGAAGTTTCTCATATTTTTTGTAGTGGTATGTAACCATTCAGGTGAATCTTTACCTGGTGCACCACCTGATAATGGATTGAACCTACTACCTCTACTGGTCATGTGATATACCAACCCCTTCCAAGTCTGTATAAACTCAAGTCCTAAGAGATGGAATCTATTAAATATATCCGAGTCCTCTTTTGATTGTGGGGCAAATAACTTATCATGTCCACCAGTTTTCCAATAGTCCTCTTTATATATTGCCCAAGGGGCAAAGATACCACAGGTAGTTTCTCCACCAATTGCCATAGGACCATATAAAAGACCGTCATTACCAGTTTGTATATCATCAACAAAATTTAATAGTTCTTGTTCTTTAAATTCTTCTGGTTCTATACCAAAATCTTGTAATATCTTTTCTGGTCCATCGGGATGTAGTGGTGGTTCTATACGAGTCGCCGTAACTACTTTACCTGGTTCTAAGTGTTTTAATATTTCCTCATCCATATTAGGACAAGCATACATATCTGCGTGAAAGAACATAACTATATCATTAGTTGCTTTCTCACATAGAAAATCATACCAATATACTATACCTTTTCTTTCTGGTCCTTCATTCTTAAAAATCTGTACATTTATATCCTTTTCTTTTATTTTTTGTAACCATTCCCAAGTTCCATCACTTGAAAAATCATCACCCAATAAAATTTCATGTGTATATCCAAGATTCTTTCTGATGGAATTATAACTCCACTTCAAGTAAGATAAATTATTTCTACTTGGTACTACAAAACTTATTGTTTTCATTTATTTGTCCTTTTCCATTTTTTTAACCATTTTTCTTCTGTATAGTATTCACTAAATTTATACAGTGCTTCTTTACTACAATACTTATAAAACTCTTCATCATTATTTAGTCTTAGTGCAATTTCTTTGGCTCTATCCAAATCACCTACTGTTATTGTTGTGTTGGGATGAATTATTTGTTGTGTATCTAATCCTTTATACCCAATACAAGGTATACCATGAAACCCACAATTCATAGCAAATGTTCCAGCGGCATGAGTTCTCATTAAATGTATCCCTATATTATATTGTCCTAAATTACTAATCCAATCTCTCCAACTCATATAAGGTAAATACTGAATATCTTCTATTTGACTTTCTAATTCTTGTTTCCTACCCATTGATGGAGCGACTATTGGATTTCCTATTTCTCTTGCAACCATATAGGAATCAAATCCACCATACCAACTTACAAAATTACCACCAATAATTGTTCCATTACCCCACTCACTTCTTGAAACCAAACCCTCTGGTATCATTAGACTTTGCATCACTCTAACATCTGTACAACCTAATCCTTTGTAATAATTTACATCACTTTCATTATGACAATAAACCCAATCGGCACTCATCAATGTATTATAGTAATGAAATTGTTTATCAATAGTATAGTCTTGGAAATACCAATGTGGTCCTTCTTGCATAACTGCCACCTTATCACATACTTTTCTTATGTGATTTAAATCTACATTGGGATTAGTCTTTGGTACAATAACAATACCCAAATCAAATTTCTCATTAGGTAATTGAGTTAAACTACACATTGGCGAATCTAACGCCAAACACCAACCTACTTCTGTACGAGCATTTGGAAAGTCTCTTGGATACTTTTGATTAGTACCTGTTTCCGAAAAAAATCCTATTTTCAACTTAACCACACTTTTGATAATTTTAAATCATTATCTACCATATTTGCGACCATCTGTTCAAATGATGTCTTTGGTTTCCATCCTAATTGTTCACGAGCCTTAGTAGAGTCACCACATAAGACAGCAACTTCTGCTGGCCTCATATATCTTTCATCTTGTTTTACATATTTTGACCAATCACCAATACCTACATGATTAAATGCTATGTCTAAAAATTCTCTAATGGTGTGGTCTTTACCAGTGGCTATTACATAATCTTCTGGATTATCTTGTTGCAACATCATCCACATTGACTCTACATAATCAGGTGAATATCCCCAATCTCTTTTACTATCTAAATTACCTAATAAAAGATGTTCTTCTAATCCTAATTTAATCTTAGCAACACCATCTGTAATTTTTCTTGTAACAAATTCAATACCTCTTCTCTCTGATTCATGATTAAATAATATCCCACTAACATTAAACATATCATAAGATTCTCTGTAATTTTTAGTTATCCAATGGCCATATAACTTGGCTACTCCATAAGGTGATCTTGGATAAAATGGTGTAGTTTCTTTTGCAGGATTCTCTACCATCCTACCAAACATTTCTGAAGTTGATGCCTGATAAAATTTAATTGGTTTACCATACTCTCTTATTGCCTCCAATACTCTCAAGACACCCAATCCAGTTACATCACCTGTTTGTTCTGGTGTATTCCAACTCTCTCCCACAAATGATTGAGCTGCCAAATGATAAATTTCATCAGGATCACATTCCTTTATACACCTACTTATAGAATTTTGGTCTGACAAATCACCATTGATAAATGTTATCTTACCTTCTAAATGTTTTGTATTTAATCTATTTGGATATGAGGTTCTTCTCTCCATACCAAATACTTCATAATCTTTTGTTAATAGGAAATCTGCAAGATGACTACCATCCATTCCATTTATACCTGTAATTAATGCTTTCTTCATTTTGACTCCAATATCTTTTTCAAATCATCATACTCTTTAAACTTACCTTTACCTGTTCTCAATTTGTAAATGTTCTCTTGTGATAACTTTAGAAATTTCTGAAAGTCATTGTTTTTATCTCCACCAAATGAATGTGGATTATCTTCATGTTTAACATATAGTCTTTTTTGTGGATGCCTTCTGGCATGAACCTTTAGTAAGTTTTTAATTATAAATTGTTTATAATCTTTCTGTAATAGTTTCTCTGCCATTATACCCAAACCATCATCATCATTATATATCAAACACAATGGAACATTTACACCAGATTTAATTAAGTCTGCACTCATTACTAAACAACTACCATCAATCTTAGGATAATTAATTACATTCAAATCAAATTGTTCTATCTTAGAATTTATCTCATTCATTGTTTCTATTGGTAATGGTGATTTTGCTTGATTAGGATTTAAATGACCTTCATCATCATCTACAAATTTTATATCCACATAGTCCTTATGAACTGTAGCATCCCAACTTGAATCCCACATCTTTCTATCAGAAAAACAAGCAATGTATTTGTGTTCTCCTATACCATCAGTATATTCTTTTAGTGAATCTATTGCCTGAAAAGCTTCTCTTGGAAAAAAACTATCAGTTTCACCCCACATAACAAAATCTACTTTCTTACAATAATTGTAATTTAAATCTCTTCTATAATCAGCATGGAAGTAAAACTCATCTTCTTGATGTGGCATACCCTTAACCTGTACTACAACCTTAACATCCAAGTCCTTTATTTTAGAAACACCCTTTAAGAACTTTTCTTTTAATTTGTAAATATCTTCGGTATCAACTATTTGTTCAAATTTTTGTGAGGCATTAAAACACAAGTCAATTATAACATTTTCTTTATTAGTAACTGGTTCTAATAAATTTACTAAACCATCTACAAAATCAGCATACATTTCTATCTCATACCACATTACATGAGTACCTATAACATATCTATTTTTTATTTCCATAATTCCTCATAAGTCCTTTTCATTAATTGTTCCATGCCACCATAGTGGTCTTTTACTTCCTGTGGTATGGCATTGAAATGATAAACCCAACCAATTTTTGTAAATAACATATCACCAGTTAAAATTTCTTTTCTAAACATATCAACCATATTAAATTGATATGGTAACAATTTCATATCTACATTTTGCATCTGTAACATAAAATTTACTGGTGTTTGATCTGAACCAACCAAAAAATGATTCTGTACTTTCATAAAACTTTCATTATTTTCCCAAAACAAATCAACAATAGTTTTAAATATTTTTTTATGTGATTTATTAGCAATCATAAAACCAGTATTAATATATTTAGTCCAATCAAATTTAATATCTTTGAATATATATCTTGAATAATTTTCTATACTTCTATACAACCAATCATAACTACCATCATTAAACACTCCACAAAATTTATGGTCTGATAATTCAAATACATTAGGACAATCAGGATGTACTATTGTGTCTGCATCAACCATTAGTATTTGGTCATAGTCTATTCCATTTGATTCTAATATATCATGAATGTAATATCTTTGCCACCCAATAGACATTTCATCATTGTCATGTATCGGGTCGTGCATTACCAATACTTCAAATCCATGTTTATCAGCCCACGCTCTCCAACTCTTTTCACAATATTGATAACCATGAGTCCGTTCAGTAGCGTATCTACCCTCACCTTTACAATCAACATTCATCATAAAAATAACATTCTTCATTTGTAATTATCCTTTACTGCTTCCCAAGTTTGTTCCATGAGATTATTTCTTGTAGCCTTATCAAACCCACTAAAAAACCAAACCTTACCATACTTTATAAAATGTGGTGTCTTGTCCTCATCTAATTGCCAATTATAATGTAGTAAATCTTTTCTTGGTAAATGAGACATTCTATATTCTATTGGTAAAAAGTTTATATCAATTCCCAATTTCTGTACTATATAATTTAGTGGTGTTTGACAAGTACCTCTCTTGACTTCATTTTGAGTTTTCCTTATGGCATAATCCTTACTCATATATGTCTTTTTAAATTCATCAAGTACATATCTGAATTGTTTTTCTAATATTATAAATGATGTATTGAAATACTTAGTAATATCTAATTCATAATCATTAAATAATTTCTTATAACCTATTATACTTTCATATACCCATCTTAAATTATCATTTTCAATACCAGCAGTAAATTTACCATCTGATAAATCAAAAAAGTTAGGACAATCCCACCGTGGAATAGAAGAAGCATCTATCATAGCTATCTTGTCATATTCAATACCTTTATTATCCACAAACTCAAATAAATCAAACCACCTCTGAACTGTAATTCTATATTTATTGGTATCCTCAATATTTGGTTTATCATATATAACCAACTCACAATCATTTTTATCACACCAAAACTCCCATGCCTTATGACTAATTTCCATCCATTTCCAACCACCAAATTTATCTAATGTTTTATCTTTAGGTATAACCATTGGCATAACTATAACATTTTTACTCATCAATAACCTCTATTAATTGTTTTGTTGCATCTACACAAGTAACTATCTTACCAGAAAATATTGAAAATATATTATCACTTTCTCTATTAACAATTGTTGGTCTGGCATCATCATGTTCTCTATTTGATAATACAGTTCTTATTGTGTACATAGAACCAATATGTTTCAAGTCCTCAAATCCATCAAAGTAGTTCTTTCCTGTATCAATGAATTTATCAATGTTAGTTACCTTTGGATTTTCTATTATTCCCTTATTTAAATAATTTTTAAACTTATCACCAACAATAGGTTCATAACCAATATTAGTACTGTGTATGGCATGAACTACATTACCCAATACATGATAATCTGTATTACCATAAGGATCTAAACACATGAAAGGACCATCCATGACAACTATACTTTTATTTTTATATTCATCTGGTAGTTTTACAACAGGTTTTTCACAAACTTCAAATTGATACTCTCTTTTATTATCCACTAACTCATTTATCTTTGAATATGTACTAATAACTATATAGTCAAAATCTGAAAATTCATTTTTATTTGTCTTATGATTTAATTTAAGTTCAACATTATATAAACTAAGGTCATCAATTAAAAATCTTTTTAGTATCTTAGGATCAAATAACTCTTCTTCAACAGTGATGGTTAGGTCACAACCTTTAAATGGTTTAACTTTTTTAAAGGGCAATCCAATATCATTTAAGAATTGAATGTATTCATTACAACTTATCAAAGAATTTTCACTTGATATTGAATAGTAATGTTCCATACTACCATTAATAACACAATATTGATATTTTGACTTAAACTCTTGTATTGATTGTAAACATTCAAGTGCAGTAACTTTACTTCTTGGGTAGTGGTATCCACTATGTAATCTATACTGATTTATACCAGAAGCACATTCCATCACATCGTCTAATTCTTCATGAAGAGTAACTTGATAACCTAACTTTGCTAACTCAACTGATGTGGTCATACCAAATATACCAGCACCAACTACTAAAACTTTACCTTTCATCTCTATACCAATTATTACTAAGATTCACATTCAATTCACTTGGATTAGAAACTCTAACTTTAACAGGACCTAAATCAAAAGGTAGTTTAAAATTCTTATCATCTTCTGCTTGATTAACTAACATTGTTATTAAGTGGTCATAAGAATCCATAAATCTTGAATCATCTATTTCTAAATTTGCAATATGTTTTGATTCTACAAAGTTCTTCAATACTGAATCTAATGGTTTATTATCTTCAATCCGACCAGCAATAAACTTATCATTACCAGGTCTATCTTTAAACCCCGCCTCTCTATATAAAAATATATCACCTACACTATCTATAGCAACCGATAATTGCGGAAAACCAGATTTTCTCATTGATTTACCGTTAACTCTGGCCAATGGTTTACCTAACACGCCATCACCCAAGGCCACCATAGCATATCCAAAATCAACATGAAGATTTGGACACTCAACATCTAACCTCTCATTAAATTTTTTAAATATATTTATCAGTTGTGTCCTTTGTTCTTTATTTAAAAACCCATCTAAATGATATTTTCTACCATCAATATCCTTATCAATGTTATCTGTTATTTCAGTAACACTTCCGAAGTCCTCTCTTATGGTTAAAAAATCTATACCAGGACCATCTACTTGATTATTAATATCAACTATATAATCTAATAATGGTAAAATAGTATCAATGATTTCAGGTATAATAATATAATTTAATCCAACCTTTACATTTGACTTCTTTCTATTTCTTTCTTGTAAAAACTTTATTATATTATCTTTTACTAACTTGTATGCCTTTGGATGTCTTGTAACAAAATAAGTAGACTCTTCATCTACACCATATAAAGAGACTCTTAGTGAATCTAAATCCCATATACCTGGTTGTTTTTTTAGATATGTTGGAGTTAGCATGTGAGCATTAGTAATTAGTGGTACTCTATGTCCTAAAGATTTAGCATGAGATATTATTTCACCTAATTTAAAATTAGTCAATGGTTCTAAACCACCAGAGATAGAGATAGTAGAATTTTTAGGTAATTCTGAAATTATCTTTTTATATCTTTCAGCACCACTCTTCAATACTTCCTTTGGTTCATACGCAGCACTTTGATTTCTACCACAAAAACCACAATAGTACATACAAGACATACCAGGAAACAAAGCTAGTCTTAATGGAAAATCATATTCATAATTTATAACCTTATCTATCTTCCCACTCTTAACATAAGGTATCATGGTGTTCCAATATTTCCTACCCAAGCCTTGATGTAAAATTATATTCTGTAAATCTTCTGACTCTCTTATAAAAGAATTTAATGTCATTAATTCTGCAACGCTCATTGAAGTTTCTTTTGACAATTCTCTTTGTGTAGTCCATGGCATTTCAGATAATCTATGAACTACTAACGAGGCCTGATTATACCATTTTTTATCTATATGAGAATTCTTAAAAATATCTTCTAATTCACTCGGTAAATTATTACTATATTCATTATATAACCAATCTTTAATCATCAATATTTCTCTTAATCCTCTCTAAAATCTTTTCAGAATTTAGGGTTATTTCTTTATTATAATCCCAATCAATAATGCTATCATCATTTAATACACCATTAACCATATCAAGTAAGGCATCGTTATTACCAGAGTTATGTGTAAAATCAATACCATTTACCTCATGATATTTTTTATCTACCACGCCATATTCAAATGTTATATTATTTATCCTTGGCCAATCTATATCTACTGATGAATTTAGAATAGGATATAACATATACAAATCATGATAGGTTAATCTGTTTAAATAATTTTCACTTTTTAATGTATTCCAAACTACCTTAATTTCTTTTTCCGAATCAATGGAATGATGTAATTCTTTCAATTCCTCTCTATAATTAAATACATCATCAACATATAATTTAACACCATGTATCTCTGCCAAACCGTATAGTGCCAATGAATCTTGAAAGTTTGCAGTAAATGGTTTTTCACAAAATACATTCTTACCATTTAGAATACAAGTTTTTACTATTTCATAATGAGTATTATCTGGTGTTACTACAAAAACCCAATCAACAGAATCTAATTTATCAATGTAAGTATCTTTACTTCTACATATAAATTTTACATTAGACACTTGTTCTAATTTAGAGTGTATTATCTTACCCCAATAACCGTAACCAATTAATCCTACATTAACCATTTCTAGCCAACAGGTTTCTATGAAAATTATCCATATAGAATTTATTTTGTTGTTCTTGTTTTTCTTTTGTCTTTGGATGATACAAACTTAATTCCTCTTGTGGTGGCAAATGTGAATAAGTTTTTGCCCCTCTAATTAATTCATGTAGTGGTCTTTCCCAACGGATTTCACTATCACGGCGGAATACCCTTGATTGGTAGTCAGGATAATTTACCCAACCTTGTTCAGATATATTCCAGCCCCATCTCTTAACATCTTCTTGTGTAAACCCATCAACAGTATTGACTCTGGGTATCCATATCAAATCTACATCATTGATTTCTAATATCTGTTTTAATTGTTGTAGTAGTATTTCATGTGGATATTCATCAGCATCTATGTGGAATACATAATCACCAGTAGACTTTTCTATAACTGAATTTTTTTGTGCAGAGAAATCACCATCAAGTTTTCTTTTGTAATCAACTAGGTTCATACCATCAATGGAATAATCATCTATGATATTTCTTACACCTTCATCATTACCATCAACACAAATTACTATTTCATCTTCTTCATCAATATGTGTAATTAATCTATTCAATAACCTTTCTAATTCTATTGATTCATTATGAACTGTAATACCATAACTAATCTTCATTTATCTCTGCCATACCTTCAAGTAATTTAATTTCTTTTTTGGGTATCTGTGCATAATCCAATTCCAATACTACCCGTTTTCTTTTACATTCTCTAAGATTGAATGTTCTATATAAATTGGTAAGTCCTCTAAGTTGTTGTACTATTTTAGTTGTCTCTATTTTATTAATATCTTCTTTCATATCAATACCAAGAGCACCATCTTCTTTTTCTAATCCACCAAGTCTATTTAATATTCGTTGTAAAGTTGCTGGTAGTACAGCCTTAGAAGTTTGGGTATTTATTTGTAGTCCAATAAAAAACTTTGTAGTTCTTCCATTTTTCTTTCTATATCTATATTCTGGATTAATACACAATACAGTTCTTCTAATTGGTCTTGGATTATTCTCACCCTTATAAGTAAAAGTTACTATTTGACCAGGTTCTATTTTAGACCAAGTGGTATTTCTAATAGCCATTATAAATCCTTAATAATTCCCATTTCTCTACAAGCATCTAAAAATTCATACTGGCCATATTCTTTAGCATTTTCTACATCTAATATTTCTGTATGACCTTGATACCTTTCTTCTTTTAATTCCGATTCTGTAAGTTGTCTAACTTGTGCCATTTTATATGTCCAATTAGTTGCTGTACCTTCTGGATAAATCATTCCCAACTTTCCCATATTCACTATTGATGGAAACCACATTATCTTTCTATCTTCATCATAAAAACATACATCATTCATTAATTGAGTTGCACCTAATTGTGCTTTCTTTAAGTCTGGTGAATCCCAAGTGTAAGCACTATTACTTGTAAATCCACAATTAAAACACATATAAGACTTAAACTCTTTTGGTACATCTGCCCTTGCTAAATCATCTTGTTCTTGTGTAACTGTATCTTCAAAACATTGATGTGTATCAAAACATATTGGACAATCTATTTTTACTTCTGCCATATCACGCCTTTTTTAATGTTGGTAATTTTACTTCTGATTTTTTGGAATCTACTTTTTGTAACTTTGGTAATTTTAATCCAACTTCTTGTGGTATATCAGATAACGCATCACTTACTATACCCTCTAATTTTTCTTTCATCTTTTCAAAATTAAAAGTATTTTTACAATATAATTGTAATTGTTTAGCCTTTACTAAATATTTAGTATAGTTCTTGAAAACATCCACCATCACCTGACTTACTTGTTGATAATTTGCAGTAAACCATTGTGATTCCTCAAACAACATCTCTTTTGGAAATGCACTCTTTGGAACTTTTGTTAATGAACCACCTAATAATACAGCATAGTTTTTATTTAAAAAATCAACTTGACCACTCCAACCACTTGCAATAACTGGTTTACCACTTTGTGTTGCTTCTAATAATGGTCTACCAAATCCCTCACCATGTGTTAGAGAAATATGAGCTTTTACTTTTGGATGATTGTATAATTGGTTCATCTGATTATCAGTAAGTTCTCCATGTAATAAATATATTTTAGGTAAGTCTCCAGCAATAGTTTGTTTAACATTATTTATTTTTTTCAACATCTCTTCCCTATCTAATACAGAAAAAGATGCACTACTTGTTTTTAATATCAAACCTGGTTGTTTCTTTTGATTCTTGAAAGTTTCACAAAAAACCTTAATCAACATACTAATATCTTTTCTATCTTCACCCACCTTGCCTTGCAACCAATGACCTGTAAATAAAAAATTCCAATTTGTATCTATCTTACCAAATGCCTCTGTAATATCTTCATCCATATCTTTGGTTTCAAAATACTCATCTGTATCAACACCTTCAAATAATATCTCCATTGGTTTTACTGTTTTAACTTCACCCTTTTGTCCTGTCTTTTCATCTTGAAACTCAAATCTTGCTCTATCAAATCCATCTTTAGTAAATTGTGATGTTACAATATTCATATCCATTCTATTCATACCATCAATCCATTCTGGTACAGGAACAGTTGTTTCTATACCAGCAGTTACACCAATATTCTTTTTAGCTATTGGTGTAAATTCATTTGGTACTACAATATGTAAATGTAATTCTGGTTGTTTTGGTAGTTGTGGTGATTGCAATATCCTAGCTTTTATAGCTTCATGGTGTTCATTACCCTCTTCCAATGCATTCATTGGTGTATTACCCCAACGAACTGAATTAATAACTACATCATACTTATCCAATTCAATCAATGCCCTACAAATATCTCTAGCATGGTTTCCATATCCACTACGAGTCTTGACTGGTCCTGTAACTAATACTGTTTGTTTCATATCTTACGCCTCAAATATATCAAATTTCTTTCTTGGTTTAAACTCTTCAAAACCTTTATCCATGTGGTCTATAAAGTTTTGACTCATGTGTTTAGCACTCATCATAGCCTCATCACTCATAACAAATTCATGTCCTTTTAATCCACACTTGTCTCTGTTTTCTTTACCAACTTCATACCATTCTTTTATCTTTTCAGAAGCATCTTCAAAGTCTGGTCTATCATCAAAAATGTATGGTGTTGGTATTGAACCCATTAATGAACGAGTCTTAGGCCATACTGGTTTTACCCAACTTCCCCAACTCAATCTACTATCGTGTTCCCACTCTTTCCAATTGTGTAGTGATTTGATTTCCTTGTAATCTTCTGCAGTAAGTTTATGTCCTTCAACTTCAAATCCACATTGGTCTTGTAACCCACCTGTAACATTTACTATGATTGGTGTTCCACACATTAGTGATTCACAAGTTCCTAAACCAAATCCCTCATTACTTGCAAGATTCATTGTTACATCTGAAATATTATATAGGAAATTCATTTGTTTATTTTCTAACTTCTTATCACTAAATATGATATTACAATCTGGTGCAATTACTCTAGCGACCTCTGGTAAATCTGTACCATTTTCATCTCTTGGTTGAGTATGCATAATGTATGCTACCTTATCCCTTTTATCTTCAGGTAACATATCAACAAAATGTTTAAATGCCAAGATACAATCACCAGGTAGTTTTCTTCTGATATTTCTATTTACATACAACAAGATAAACTCTATTGGTTTATTACCAACCAATTCTTGTTTAAATTTCTTCATCTCTGCTAATTCTTTCTTATCTGTAATTGGATAGAAAAAATCTTCATTAATACCATGTGGAATATATGTAGAATCTGTTTTGGTTCTTGGTTTCTTCTTAGCCACTTCATCAACAATAGCAACTGTTTGTTTACTAATATTCATAATCAAGTCACTACATTCATAATAAAACTCATTATATTGTGGTGCTGGCCAATCATCCCATATATTATAATAGAAGATTGGAATCTCTTGTCTTAACTCATGCTCCATCTGATATAACCATCCCCAAAATCTTGGATCGGTATAGTGTAAAATAGCATCTGGTTTTTCTATTTTCATTATTTCTCGTAATATCTGTTCATTACCATATCCACTAATAGGATAGATTTTTAGATAACCATTAATACCTAGCTCATCTTTGACAGCTTGTTTCATATCTACAACTTTACCCTGTTCAGGATGTTTTATTGCCCCACCAACTTGAACCCAGTCAAAATGATGTACTGAACCCATAACAAACTCTCTTGACATAGTACCAACACCACTTGACATTCTCAAATCATCAGATAATAATAGTATCTTCTTTTTCTTTTTTGCGTTTAAATCTACTGATTGTAACTTTGGTAATTGCATTTATAACCCCTTAGAATTTACTGCCGCTTTTATGTAATTCAGTATATTTTAATACTTCTTTTCTAAATTTTTCATCATGGACAAATAAATCAAGCGAACGATTTACTAATTTTTGTAATGAAAATTCTTCTTCTATAGTTTTGTTTTTAAACTTCTTATATAACTCATTTATAACTTTAACCGAAGTTAGTTTTGTTTCACTCATAGGATAACCTCTTTGTATATATAAATATATATTCTATATATAAATATATACTTAATTAATAATAATGTACTTTTTTTTGTTTTCTTCACAATATTTCAATGCCGACTTAGTACCACTACTTACTTTACCACCAGGACAAAAGGCTACTACTTTATCTGAATACTTAGCAATCTGTTCATTTCTCTTGTGGTAATTGTTTTTATAATATGCCTTACCATATTTGTAAGCTGGTTCTACACAATGAATATTATGTTTGTAATGTGTTGGTGGAAATTCACTATATTTTACATCAAATTCTAATGCAAATTTCTTAGCATAACCATCTGCACCATGTTTTTGTCCACCACTTACTATTTCTAATTTATCCCCAAATTGTTCTTTTAAATTGAAAATAAAATCTTTTACTTTTCTTGTATTAGTATAACTTCTACTCCCTACTATTGCTATCTTCATAATCATTGCGTTTTTGTTTTTTAACTGTCTTATCTTTTGTAACGAAATCATAACATTCCTTAAATGTTTTTAATCCTAATATTATACCACCCGAGTTTTTATATCTATACTGAAACCTTGAATGTAATCCTAAACCATGTGGTAGTATATCAAACCACGCAAAATTTTTCCAATCATCTAAAATTTTAATTACAGTTTTATATCTAGCACCACTTTTTCCTTCCCAATCTGTTAAAAACTTTTGGAATGTTGGGGAATTGATATCAGCACTATCTTCATACCAAAAATAAATTGGAAATGGTTGGGTTGTTTTAGAAATATCACTAATCATTGGAATTAATATTTCTTCATGTTCTAAAAAATCAATTAATTTTAATCGTAAACTTACATTCATAATATTTTCCTATAAATCCTTACACAACCTACATTTTTTAAACTTTTCACACTTTTGATAATCATGAGCAATGATATTACCATCTTCATCATAACACTCATCTATAAATTCTTGTAATCTTGTCATAACTCTATTGATACTTGGTTTACCACTCGCTGGTGAAAACACTTGTATTCTTTTTTGAGGATACTGAATATTTTCATAAAGTTTCCTCTTTAATATTAAATATTCAACTTCTATTTTATCAATAGGAATATCTCTTTCTTTTGAGAAAAACTTCTTGTATAACAATAACTGGTTGGTTTTGTTCTTATCAGCCTTCATATATTTGTTCCAACCGTGAGTTGCAGTCTTAATATCAATAATCTTAATACGGCCTGTTTTATTATTATGTAAAACTACATCCATATAACCATTGAATTTCATATCACGAGGTAATTTAGAATTTAACTTAACCTCAATACCAACCAACTCTGTATTTTTCTTTGGAAAGTGACTTGATTTTCTTTTGAGAAACTCATTAATAATAGTCACACCATCATCATAGAATGAAATCATTTCCTCCTTTGTAACAGGAAACTCATCACCATGTTGTGCTTTTGATATTTTGTAATTCTCTTTTAATCTATATTGAAATATATCTATTAATGGTAAATCATCTGCTTCCTTAATAGTCCTTTCATAATAACATACTAAATATGCCTGTATTGTTTCATGGATTGCAGTTCCAAACAATGTGTAAATATTACCTTTGAATGTATTCAACTTATCCACATAATCCAACTTCCAAGTATAAGGACATTTATCCCACTTGGCAAACTGACTATAACTTATTTTACTCATATTATTTGTTCCTTTAAATGACCTATCTTTAAGTCTGCAATCACTCTTGGTCTAATACCAAGATACCTATCAACATATAAACAAAATGTAGCATCTTCGGATACATTCTCTTGATAATCACCAATCTGTACAACTTCATTTCTAAAAAATGGATATGTTAATCCTTTGAATAAATCTGTATGTGTTTTTGTAAATCCAAATCCACAGTATGATACCTCAATCAATTTGTCTTTTGATTGTTCTAATTCTTTTACTGGTACAAAATTCATACTACCAGTTTTTAAAAATACTTTCTCATCCCATCTAGCAACCATTGGAGTATCACCTTTTAAATACCAACCAGTACAAAACTTATCATCACAAGCAATTAATGTTTGTAAATCTTCTAATGTAAATGCCTGGTCTGAATCAATCCATACTATATAATCCACTTGGTCAATCAATTGATTTGGATTTGAAAACCCACCACCAGCAGTAGCCAACCAATTCCTAGCATCATTATGTGTTCTATTGGCTATGGTTATTATTGGTATGTTGTTCTTAGCACACCAAGCTGACAAACCTATCCATTGGTCAAACAATACGGCAGATACGCTTGTATGTGTTGGAATACAGATTGCAATCTTATCCATCGTAACTATCTTTATCTTCTCTTTCTGTATCTCTCCAATCAAATAACCACCTAATGTATGCCCTAACTTTCTCACCTAACTGCATATCATTTGGATACTTATTAACTAACTCTCTAATTATTTGTATTGGTTGTTTCATTATTTACCCCACAATCCTCTTTTAACTATTGTGGCCATAATACCATAATTACTAACATCAAGATAAGCATCTTCCATTGGTTCATCTTGAACGGCATTGGTCTTACCACTCATCAATAATGTTTTTAGTCTTTGTATCTTATCATTCATTCTAAACCATAAACCAGTTAAAGATAATTTAACATCCTCATCTGTTATTAATGGTGAACCAACTGATATATTACCAGGACCATAATCATGTTGTTTATGACAGAACAACTCATATTGTTCTCTTTGTAACTTCTTGAACTCGGTGGTCATCTTTGGCCACTCGCGTTCCATTTGCTCTACAATAGTTTCGTTTTTATTGATACCACTCTTAGTATCTCTTATAACTTCCATATACTACTCCTAATTTATAACCGAATATACACATAAAAACCTATATAAGTCAAGCCTTTTTCCAAACTTGTTTTAGTTCTTTATCTGTAACTCCATATTTCATGATGATTGTTTCAACTTGTTGTTTAGTCATCATTTCTAAATACTCTTCTATCTCACGAGAACTGGTTTGGAAGTAATCTCTTAGATGTTCCATAGCCCACTTCTCTACTTTTGATTTCTTTTTAGATTTTACATACCGTAAGAATGTCCGACTCTTTGGTATTACTGATATGTAAAACTTATACACAATCTCTGGATCTAGTTTCCAATATTCTTGTATCCCATTTACCAAATCAATCCAATCTGGGTTCATTGATAGAAAGCGATGAACCATATAATTGTTCCAAGTCTTTTTGTCTCCATCACTCAATGTATCCCAATACTTAGGATTTTGAAACATTGTGATTTGTTTGATGTGGTCAAATAGACCTTTGACTTTTGGTTTACTTGTTGATTTCTTCTTCAATACCTGAACCCTCTAGCATAGACTTTGGTACTCTACCACAATTACCACAACTATATACCTCAATTGGTATCAATGCCTCTTCACCAGTTGGTGATACTAATGCAGATAACCTCTTAATGATAGAACTTTTTATAAACAAGTAATTACCACAATGTTCACACTTTGTAGTCTCGGCTTGTGATAAATCTACCTTTACTTGTTGTTGTTGACCAGGTATTGGTTTCATTGGTTTCATGTTCATTTTATAACTCCTATAATTTCTGTAAACATAGCCATAATGTTAATCTCTTTATCTACCACTACGGCATCACTTTGTTGATATTGACTCAACAATAATATACTTTCTGCAATATGTCCTTTACCCCAATCATCAATGGTATCAAACAACAACCTAAATAAATCACTAAAATCTGTAACCTTAGAGTCAGCAATCAATTGTCTAATGTTCTTAAATGCATTCTTCTTGTCTTGTGTTTTTAGTATTTCCAACAATGACAACTTGTAATCATTTTGAGTAATCATGGCCTCATCAATAACCAACTTACCATTTACCACTTGTCTTTGTGCAGAGTTTATTACTCTACGGATATCAGGATAACCACCATTGACTAATGTAACAATATCCTTTACATCAAACGCTGTATTCTCTTCACCTAAAATATTGGATAGGTGTTGAGCAACTTGTTTCCTATCTGGTGGAATGATTTGAAATGATTGACATCTTGATTGAATCGGGTCAATAATTCTTTCCACAAAATTACAAGTCAAGATAAACCTACAATGTTTAGAGAAAGTCTCCATAAGATTTCTTAGAGCTGCCTGAGCATTCGGTGTAATGTAATCACACTCATCTAAGATAATGATTTTCATATCTTGAAATCCCATAGTAGATGCAAAGTTCTTTACTTTTTCTCTAACCACATCAACACTATTTTCATCACTGGCATTGATATACAAATAATCACAATTGATATTGTTTACTAATAACTTAGCCAATGTAGTTTTACCAGTACCTGCCTTACCAAATAATAACAGATGTGGTAAATCCCCACTTTCCAAATACACCTTTACTTTACTCTTCAGGTGTTCATTTCCAATATATGTATCTAATGTTGTAGGTCTGTATTTCTCAACCCACAATGAATGTTTTATATCACTCATTTCTATTCCTTGATTATTAATATTTCGTGACTTTCTTTAGTAATTTTACCATCAGTTCTATTCTTACCAATCCGAGTTTCACCTTGTCCATAACTATATTCCCATTCAGGAAATTGATGTCTAAAATCTTTGTAATATTCCCTTATAGTTTCACAATTATTATATGATAACACAAAAGAACCTTTATGATTATGTAATAAATCTCTTAATAACTCATGATCAAATTCATTATGATGAACTGCAAAGTTAGAATTAGGATATATCCCCTTAAACATTTTATTATCAGAATCTTTCTTCATATAATATGGTGGATCCAAATAAATCATATCATTAGGAAAGTTTGGTATAACCTCATCAAATGATTTATTCTCAACACTAAAATTAGGACAGTGAAAATCTCTCACTCTTTCTATCATTTTTATATACTTTTCCCTATCATCGTAAATTGAACTAAACCACCCCAAAAACATAGGACCATAAGATAAATTATGACTAAAAAAATAATATACCGCCCCAAGTAAATCTGAAATCTCTTTAGGTTCTCTTTCATAATGGTCTGTTGTCCAATTCTCAAATAAACTTTGAACTTTTTCCCAACATAATAATTGTTCTTTAATATCATTATAGGTATCTAGATCACATTCCAAACTATGAAGAATCTCGTACATCTCTCTTGGATTATTTAACTGATTCTGCCAATAGTTTGTTAAACACCAAAATATATCAAATCCCAATATTGGTATACCCATATTGGATGCCCACCCAATTTCCAATGAACCACCACCTATAAATGGGCTAATAATCCTTTTGGGTTTAGGAAAGAAAAATGGTAAATGTTCGGTTATTACATTATAAGCCTTACTCTTACCACCAGCATATCTTATTGGTGTTTTCAATTATAACTTTTCCCATATCCAAACTGGTTCACAAAATTTACCATCAAATGTTTTTATCATCTCTGGTTTTCTATTACTCTCACCTGAATCAACTGCAGTTCCTGCACCTATTGAGTTAGGTCTTGAAGCCATCTCCATTCCAATCGCACCTAAATACTTTGAGTCAGGAAATGTCTGTATGAAATCATTCATAGGATCACATATCTTCTGCCAACCTTTAGCATTCATACCTTTTTGTTTAGCACCACTACTAGCATTTACATCAGATATATTAACACATAACTTACCACCACTTCTTAGTGTTGGCCACATCCTTTCAATCGCCTTATGCAGAAAGTCCTTATTCCAATCTGTAATAGTTTTATATCTTACCCAACTTTGAGTATCATCATAACTATATCTTTCCACATTGAAATAAGGTGGTGATGTAAATATGATATCAAATGTATCAGTATATTCACTATAATCAAAGTCCTCTGCTGGTGAATCATGAAAGACTGCCTTCTTTTCATTCTCAAACATAGTCAAAGACTTATCATAATATCTAGCCTGTTTGTGGTAGATTGGGTGGTTTTCTACACGAGGATCTAGTCCGACATATAATTCGGTATTCAAACTCGCATAGAAACCAGCCAACCTATCCCCCCAACCAGCACTGAAATCCAATACATTCTTGACATCAAAATAATCATACAACGCCTTAGCCGCATTAGGTTTGAATTGACTACAAATGTATTTTCTCAAACCTAACATTGTTCTTAATGTACCTTTGTCAATCTTTGGAAACTTCATTGTATATGCACAACCCATTAGGGTAGTCATGAACTTTTCAGTTCTCCAAGTTCTCAAAGGACCAGGTGAGATTGTACCATCTACTGACCACCTATTTTCTTGTTGAAAATAATTTGATGATTCATTACCAGTATTAATCCGTTTGATATACCAATGTGAATCATTAAATGTTAATGGCCATTTGTATTCGGTTTCGGTTCTCGCAAACCACTCACCTTCCTTTAACAAATCATAAACCCAAGTACCTTTCAGTTTGTTGAATGATGTAATGCACTTACCCTCATCAATTTCTTGATAAGGTGGCGGGTATGTCATTGCAACTTTTGCCATACTTTCCTTAACATCATCTTTATCAAAAGTGGATTTTATATGTTCCCACTCTTCTGGATCAATATGAAAATATGGTTCTTGGTTTAAGAATTTATCAAAGTATTTTAAGTACATTAAGTTACCTGTTGTGATGCTACTAAGTAGTACTCCGAAGTGTAATCATCAATCTTAAAGTTAATTTTACTTAACCCTGCAGAACTGATTTTTAATGTTGCGGTTTCACATTCTTTATTTGCTGTCAATATGTTAGCAAACATATTAGCATTGAATGATACTGGTTCTATTTCCTTGAACTCACTTACTTCCACAGGAATGGTAACTCTGTTTGATGCCTGATTACTATAACCAATGACAACATTAACTTTGTCATTTTTAGATACAACTGTAAATGTATCAGTTTCAGGTAATGCACCTTTACCAGCAATAAATGTATTGATAAAGTAACTATCTACATTTACTTCCAATTCATATTCACTTGGTAAATTTTTCAAATCAGGTACAGTTGGTATAACACTTAAATCACTCAACATATATTTTGAGGTAGTGCCATATCTCTTGTCCTTCATATCAATACTGATAAACTTATCACCAGCATTGGTTAGATTGAACTCAACATCCTCACTTAGAATGTTAAGAAGTGAAGCAAGTTGTGGTGTGTTGTAAACTCCCAATTCTGATGCTTGTACTCCATCAAAATTATCAAGTTTTACTTCACCCAAAACAGATTTATCTCCACTAATAAAACGGGTAACTAATGAGTTTCCATCACTAGCCCATTTTACAGATTTAATCTCTCCACCAAGATGATACTTGTTGATGAAGCGATTCAATTGCGAACTATTCATAACCTATTGTCCTTATATTTGTGTATATATATACATATATACCAGTTATCTCAAAATCAAAAAAATCTTTCAATACTTTGCTGTTTATCTACTACAGCTTCCCATTTCATAGAATCATAAAACATACCAATCTTTTTAGTCAATGCCTGCTCATACATTCTATTGGAATCAATATTATTTTTAATAAAATCTAATAATTGTGGTGGATCCTCATAGCCCTTAAACCCTATACTATCAAAACCAAACTCATTATCTTTTAAATATACCCATTTAATTTTAGTACCATTTGTAATCTTTTCATACTTCCTACCCTCAAACCAATATTCTATTAATGAATTGTAATTAATAGCTGCCTTAACATGAGCAGGTGCACCTTTTTGAAATCTACTAAATGGTGAATCTTCATCTTTTATTTCATATTTACCAATACCCTTTACCCCGATTGGATTTGCCATAACATCATAATGTAGCATGTGCATATTTCTCTTGAATTTCATAATCCGTTCATCAATCTTATCCTTTGGAACATTGGCCAATATATCTTCCAAGACTTTACTCAACAAATCTTTCATAGCAACTGCAAAGTTACTTCTAACTGTATCTAAACCTTTGACATGAATCTTATTTACCTTACGACCAGCATCATTAATAATCTTTAGTCCATACCTTTTCTTAGTTACAAACAAACCAGTCTTAGCAATCACTTCTTGTTTAATATCAAATACATGGTCATCAATACTAAGAAACTTCTTGGCAAAATAATCATAACTCTTGTTCAAATAATCCTGAACCTCTCCACATACTTCCATAATCCTTTCGGACATCATCACATCACTAAGTTCTTGATTTGGAAATCTCTTCTTAATCAATGGAACAGCAGAGGCAAAAATAGAGTCTGTATCAATGTATATCACATAGTCATCATCAGTACCCAATTCCGTATTATAAAAGTGGTTGGTTATCTTCTTACTGAACTTAATCAACGCTTGACCTGTTACCGTTGTAGCCTCTGCATTATCCAAATCATAAAATCTAAATACTGGTAAACCCAATACACCATATAATGAGTTTAATAAAATCTTCTGTAAATATTGTCTCCTATCAAAGTAATCCTCTTTATCTTTATCACCTTCTTCATTGAACTTCTTAACTAACTTTCTAAACTCCACCCTTTCATTAAACCACTTTGTAAGTAGAGCAGGAATTAAACCTTGTTTATCTGTATTATACATCACACCATTACTAGCAATACTGGCCTTGGTTTTCTCAAAGTAATCTTCTAATTCAGAATTGGTCATTTTACCCATTTCCTTACCATCTCTATCCAAAATAGTATAGGTTTTCTTTAATCCTTTCTTCAAGTATTCTTCAGCATCCCAACCCTCAACTGTTCCAATTTTAGTCTCTGGTGATATATTCAATGACCTAATCACACTTGGATACATACTTGTAATATCTAAATCAAATACCCATTCGTGCCTACCTTGTTGTGGTGGTTGAACATAAGCACCAGCAAATTTATCACCACCATCCATATTTTTTGGTCTTGGTGGTTTGTTAGGTGCAACAACATTCATCTTTTTAAGATAAACTAATATAGCACCCTCTAAATATCTTGAACTCATCATAACATCATCATAAGGTATGTGACCAAGATGAGCTATACCACGAGCAATATCAATGAAGTCTAACTTCTTATCTAACTCAACCAAAATTCTTACATCTCGGATGTTGTAGTCAATAAATTTTTGTAGATGGTTTTCATACAAGTCATTCAATGTACCAGTATATTGTACCTTTTTCATACCAACTTCAATCTCTCCAATGTGGTCTAATCTGTAACTTGTCTGTTGGATGAATGAAAACTTCTTATACAATATCAAATAATCCATACTACTAACACCAGCAATATGATGTTTCTTTTTGTATTCATTGTAATAAACATTCTTGATAGGTGAAAGAGAGTTGGCAACTGCAGGACCCAATATCCTTACAGCACGATTGTATAAATAAGGAATATCAAAAAACTCACTATTCCAACCTGATATAATGGTTGGTTGGATTTCATTATACTTTTGAAAGAACCGAGTCAACATAGCATATTCTGTATCATAGAACTCAACTATAGTATCATCTTTCTTATAATTTTCTATTTGTTTTTTCGGGTCATTTACAAATGTAAAATAAGTAGAAGTAATATCATCATATAACGCAATTGAAGTTATCATATTGTGTGCCTGCATCACATCAGGAAATCCCTCTGTAACCTCAACCTCAATATCAAAGAATAACTTTCTATGACCTACTGACGGCTCATCACTATCTGTATATTGGTCAACCAATACTCTTGTGGTTTGTGGCACATCACTTTCATATAAACCTTTAGTACCAGGTTCCCACTTGTAAATCTTTTTAACCCTTTCACCATCTAAGGTATAACTCATACCTTGTGGGTGTTTGATGTAGGCATACTTTTTATAAGGGAAAGTTATATAACCTTTCTTGTCATCCCATAAATGAACTTTCTGTTTTCTATTTTCAAAGTAAATGTTTTGATACATTATTTAGACTTTTACCATGTGAGTTTTAATTCTTTTCTTTTCCATTTTACCTTTTAATATACCGTAGGGTACTTTTTTTATTATATCACTTAGACTAATTGAGGTAGCATAATAATTACCTGAACCAGATGATTTCCAATGACTTTTTTCTAAAAATGTGTGTAACATAAATGTTTTTAAAACACCAGATACCTCTTCCCAACCAACCATTATATAATCACCAGGTCTTTTAGAAAACTCTCCACCTCTCCAAGAATCACTTGTTGCTGTTGTCTTTATTTCTAATGGTATTCCGTCTATAATTAAGTCCGCCATGTGGTCTTTACCAGGTGCCACAGCTTCAGTAATTAACTCTGAAACTACATCTTCAATGAGATTAGACAATATCTCTGATTTCAATTTAGTAGAATGTCTTTTATAACCAGGAATATTTTTATAGTCCCTAAAACCTTTATTCAACCTTGAATCTATTTCAGTTAAATTATTATTCAATAAATCAGTAATTTTTTTGTTCATTGTATTATCCTTTTTTTTCATATTAGAATATACAACATTTTTACCATATAAGTCAAGTCTTTTTTGCGAATTATTAGAAATAAATTTAGCAAAAGAATAAATATCTTTTTTCATAAAACCCTTATTATGTTATTTTGATAAAAAGGGGGCTATATTTCAAGCCCCCAAATCACCATCTTAGAAATTAACAGTTAGTCCTAAGTTGTAGTATCTTGGTGTTCCAAGAAATACTTCAGCATTATGAGCTAAGTGAAGTTTATCACCGTACCCATTGTACTTAGAATTATCTGTCGCGTCTTGAACATAAACTGCATCAAGAGCATTAAAGACATGACCATGAATAGTCAAGTCCAAACCAGCAATCTCTGGAAGATTGTATGATAAGTGTAGGTCGAGTTTGTTATAGCCAGGAGCTTTCCAAACTTGAGCTCTATCAGCATCATACAATGTTTCACCAGTAATAGGATCTGGATCTCCCATTTCAACTTCACGAGCGTCTGGTGACCAATCAGCATAATTGTCATCATAGAATTTTAACAATCCTTGAATATTCAATCCTTTGATTGGCTTTAGTGTTAAACCACCAACATAAGCTGTCTGTGGCATATCACCAACTTTTAGATTATTAAGAGCATAGGTATATTCAGTAGTCATTTGACCAATGATTTGATTATCATCATTATACTCTTGTTCTAAATAATCACCTTTGGCATCTCCATCAAAGAACCAATTACCTTTACTGAAAGCGAAATCTAATTCCACCATTTCGTGTAAGGCAATTTTAGTTTCAACCTCAACACCACTATGACTTTGGTTTACACCTGTAAGATAGATAATATCAGTATCACCTGAATCACCAGCACCTGTTTCAACAGATTTAGTAAGGTTTCTATCTTTCCATTGTGTATTGTAGTAACTACCCTTAACAGCAACTGCTCCACTTCTGTAAGAACCACCAACCTCTGCTGATGTGAACTTCTCATTAGAAGGATTGGTAGCAACATTACCATCATAGTCAATCACATTATCAAGAATAGGTGGTTTTTCCACATACCCAAGATTAGCAAAAGCTGATAATCTGTCATCAAGATTAAATACACCACCACCCTTTACTTGAAAGGTTGTGATAGATGGAGCTTCAACTACGGTTGTGTTCTTCTTAGTGGCATCATCAGCATCAGTAGCAAAATGGTCTAAGTAAGAATATCCAATAGTAGATACACCACCCATACCATATAGGTTGAACTTCTGTATGTCGTATTTACCTTGTACAAATGCACCAAACCAATCAACAGTTGTTTCATTGTGATAAGCAATTATATCACCTAAACCAACTTTCTTACCATCAGCTGCATTATCATCAGCGAAATCTACATAGTAGTCTCCACCAAGTAAATCACGAACTTCTCTAGCATGTTCAATACCAGCAGTTCTCCAATCAATACCGACTTGTACCTCTAAATCATCATTTACATCATAATTTAGTTTGGAAATCAATCCATAGGTATTCTGTCTATTGATAGAGTTTCTTAGGATACCTGTAGAACGGTTTTCGGTATCTGACCACGCAGAATCTACATTAGCAGAGTTCTGAGCAATCTCAGCATTCCAATCCCATGTCCACGGTGAACTTGCATACCAAGGCGAACCCTCAACTGCAGGTTGTCTTGATACACTACCGTAAGTACCTGTACCACCACCAGAACCACCTGACCAATATGCGATAGAACTTAGTCTAACTTGGTCATTTACATCATAGAAATGATTTAGGTTTACCAATGGTTTATGAAAGAAGTTTTCTCTTTCATTTAGGATACCAGAATTGTACCTATCTGTTGTTCTTGCACCATACATATACCAATATTGTTGGCCTTTGTATGATTCATCAACAGGAGCCCAATTCTGATTAAAGAACCTACCAGCTTCATGTTCAAACTTCTCACCTTCAGCAAATGCTGTTGGATCATAGCCATTACCTTCATCATCAAACCCAATATCACCAGCCAACTTCTGTGAGTAGGTAGCAATATTTTGTTTGTATAGATTCTGTCCATGTCTTTGTGGAGCACCAATCGCATATAACTCAAATCTTTGGTCATTGGATACAGCGTATGAACCACCTAAGTAGTAAGCATAAGCATCTGTCCAAGTTCCGTCAATAAGACCATCACCAGTTTTCTTAACCAAAGTTGTGCTAAGAGCTAGTTTGTCTCCCATCATAAGACCTGTGTTATAATTGAGTGTTGTTTTCACAAATCCAGCTGCACCAATTTCTTGTTTCAGCTTACCACCCTTTTCAAGAGCAGTAGGATCTGTGATTATGTTCATAGTTCCACCAATTGATGGTGTAGCAAGATTAACAGCTGACAGGCCTCTTTGCATCTGTATTGAGGAAGTAGCATCTCCTACTCCATCCCAATTAGACCAATAAACCCATCCGTTCTCCATATCATTTTGGGGAACACCATTTATCATGACGGCTACATTCCGTTGGTTGAATCCACGAACATTGATACGAGCATCACCCGCACCACCACCTTGACCAGTAGCATATACTGATGGTGTCATATTCAGAGACATTGGAATATCTTGTGAACCAAGACGGATTTCCATCTCTTCCTTAGTCACCGTTGTATAAGCAACAGGTGTCTTTTCATCAGCACGAGAAGCCAAAACTTCCAACGCTGACATTGCGACTACATCAGTTTCTAAATTGAAACTAACGCTAGACACAATATCCCCAACACTAACTGTTTTAGTTTGGGTTATGTATCCAATGTAAGAGGTAGTTATATCAAAAGTACCTGACCCAGTTTCAATGATGAACTTTCCAGTCTCATCTGTAACTCCGCCGAGTTTAGTACCCTCTACTACAACATTTGCTCCTACAAGTGGTTTCTCTCCTTCACCAACAAATCCCGTTACGGTTTGTCCGAAAACAATACCACACATCATTATTGCTGAAAGAATTAGATTACGATTTCTCATAGTAATCTCCTTGTATTTCATTCATGAAATGACACATTTTTCTACAGGTGTGTCGTCTGCCTGTCCGCTTTTTGTAAGTATTTTAATGTCTTGATAGTTATAACCTTTTTTCATCATTAACTCGCATAATCTTGGTCATCATTATCACCAGTCATTGGGATAACTTCACAAGAATCATTATTACAGAACTTATCTATTTCTGCTTCTTCATTTTTAATAACACCAAAAGATAACTTACCTAACTTCTTTACTTCTTTATTGTAAGTATCTTCATCAATAGCTTCATAAGGCATTTGTTGGTAAGCACCATAATCATGTCTTGGTAATAAACTAATACCTTTCAAATGATACTGATAGTAATTTAAACATGGAGCAATTTGGTCTGCTTCTGTTTCAGGATTAAATGTAACTGTACAGCTTACTTGGTTGTCTGCCCAATGTCTCTGTAAGAACGCGGCTAAACTGAATTGTTCCCAAATAGATAGTTCAGCCGCAGTTCTTATACCCTCTCCAACATCAACAGGGACCTCAACAACCATAGTTGTATCTTCTGAACCAAAAGCTGGTTCAACTTTGTAACCTGCTTTCTGTAACGGCTCCAACAATTCGGAGTGTTTTGATAACCTTACTCTTCTAATATAAAACCGAGACTCTGGATAATGTAATCCAGGAGTCGCACCCGCAAGTAACGAAACCGTGCCTGATGGCTTTACACTTGTAGTTTTGATTGACTTTGGTACTGCAAACCAATCACTATATTGGTTATCCCATTTTTGTATAGTATCATATCCATTATTTAACCATTCCTTAAATTCATCCAAACCTCTATTGGTAACAAACTGAGCAACACCACTTACTGAACAACCGATTCTTCTGTTTCTTAACATAACTCTATTTGTATCAGCCCAATGTGTTCTACCCAATGTAACTGTTTTTGCATATAGATATGCATATTTTAGTGTCCTTGCATAATCTTCAAATGAATCATGGTTATTTGGAAATGTTTCTACCAAACAACATAATTCATAACTTTCTAATGATTGTTCTAAACAAGGATTACCACCTGCAACTCTATGGTCTTTATTGTCTCCACCATTTTTCATCCTTGAATACTTTCTCATATTTTCTAACCAGGCAAAACCAGGCTCACCATTATCCACAATTCGTTCGGCAGCGGCAGTATAATCCATACCCAATTCAGCGAATATACTATTATTACTTGTCCATCCATAAGTCTCTCTGTGTTTGTTTACTTTATAGTTTTTTAAGTCTAAGTACTCTTCCGAATCTGGATCTCCGAATACAATCTCTGCAGTTCTTCTTACATTACCAGCCACAACACATTTACCAATCATATTCATTATATCTACAATTGTTGTTATTGTGATTGGTTCTCCTGTATTCTTTTCCAATACCTTTCTTATTTCTTCATGTACTTCTTCTAATGGTTCATAACCACTTGCAACACCACCAAACCCGCTAATAGGTTCTCCAGCTGGTCTTATCAATGAATAGTCAAACTCTATTTTAGCTTGACCATGAAAATAACTTTCCAATAACATTCCTAATGATTCTACCCAACCTTCTCTTGTATCAGGTATTTCAAAAGTCTGTACATCTCTATCCTTATCCACACCTTTAACTACTATTTCACCAGCACCTTTTGTATCAAAACCAACACCAACACCCAACATACTAGCATCCATTAAAAAACAAAATGGTTTAGCATAATCATCTTTGAGTGTTTTAGTTGATACAAATGCACAATTATTGAGTGCAGCGTATAACCCCTTTTCTTCTGTTATTGGTGTTCCCATAGCCCAAAGTCCTCTACCTGGTGGTAGGAACTTCATTGTAAAAATTCTTTCATACATATCTTGAGCTGATGCTTGAGCTTGCCAAGGATTCCAACCCAACTGATGTGATTCAATCCAATTCATTTGCATGGTGTAAGTTCCTTCTACAACTCTCTGTACAGTTTCCCACCATCTTTCATTTTTTCCATTTTCTTTAATTCTTGAGTAGGTTCTCATATAGACTAATTCACCTAAACCATTAAAACCAAATGGTGCCTTCCTTCTTTTATATTTGTTTATAAAATTTTCTGACAACTTAAATTTTGAGTGCAACATATTCTTTCCTTAATTTTGATTCCATAAATAACTATAATATATATGTGGTTCTAAACCCAATATATATATTTTATTCAAGTTTTATGAAAGATTTTCTTCATAGTTTTATTCAAACCCACCACCATCAAAATCTTTCTTCTTTTGTGCCAATGTTTTTCTAATATATTCATCAGCATTATTCATTTTCCCTTGTGCTTCTTGTCCTCCCTGTGTATTTGTATCATATATTTCTATGGTTCCTGTATTAGTATTAATGGTAGCAGGGAATGTGATACCATCAGGACCAAACCTATTTTTAATTACATGAAACCTACCTGTGTTTGCAATCTTATCTTCTACTTTTCTACTCATACTCATTACAAAGTCTGCCGTCATAACCTTTGAATAATCTTCACTAACTTTTTCAGCACCGATTACATCCTCTTCTAATGCTGACCTATTTGCCTGTGAGGCTGTCCATATTGGAATATCAAACTCACCAGCCATACCTCTTAATTCTTCATACACATGACCTATTTGATGTCTCTTTTCTGTAAACTTAGATGTTGATTTCATAATGTCAGCATAGTCCACTAATACCATATCAGGTTTAACACCTTGCATTTCACATTGTTGTAAATGACCTATCAATGTATTTACACTAGCAGTTCTTGTTGGGTAATATTTGATAATCAAATTACCTTTCAATTGGCCAATGGCCTTCATTACTTCTTCTTTGTAATATTGTAAGTTACCTGTTGGTTGTCCACTAATGATTGTATCATATCTCAAACCAACATATTGTGCATTTAATTCTAAAGTATAGTATATTACTGTTTTACCTTGTTTGATTGCTTCCGTACCCAAGGCCTGCAATGTCCAACTCTTACCAATACCAGCAGGTGCCACTATCACGCCGAGTTCTCC